TTAAAATAACTTTTAAAAAATAGAAATTATGCCATGTGATTTAACATTAGGACGTTTAGAGCCTTGTAAAGATAATGTAGGTGGATTGGATGCCATTTACTTTGTAAACTTCGGTCAAGCACCGATGGATAATATTACCATTGATGGTGATGACATTATTACAGCAGTTACTGGTGTTACAAACTTGTATAAATTTGAATTGAAAGGAACAAATACTTTCGATCAAGTTGTAAATTCAAGTCGTGATGCAGGAACTAGTTTTGTTGAGCAAACTTTATCAGTTATGCTTAAAAACCAAGATTCGACTACTCACAAACAAGTGAAGATGTTAGCTTATGGTAGGCCTCAAATTGTGGTTAAAACTAGAACTAACAAATTTTTCTTTGCTGGTATGGAGTACGGAACAGAGTTAACAACTGCAAACGTTGCGAGTGGTACTGCAATGGCAGACATGCAAGGTTATACTTTGACTTTTGTAGGAAGCGAAAAGAATTTAGCTAACTTCATTGATTGTGCAAGTGAAGCTGAATTAGCTGTTGTTTTTGATGATGCAACTATTGTTACTGATTAATTAATCTTACTTTTATATTGAAGCGTATCTTATGGGTACGCTTTTTTTTTGAAACAAAATTAAGTTTTGAAAGTCTATTAGATATGATAGTTTTAGAAGAATCATTATTTAATCAAACATTTTCTTGCACACCAAGACAAAGCGTTTTTGATACGATTAGAGTATTTAGCGAAGCTGAAAATACAAGCGTGGATATTACAAATTTCACTTCGGTAGGGGTTGGATATTATTACGATGTTACAGCAATTTTTGATTTAAGAGAAAATTTTACTTACACTATCAAATTGCTCAATGAGGGCGAAGTAGTTTTTTTTGATAAAATGTTTTGCACTAATCAAGTGGTTTCAGATTTTAGCGTAAATAATAATGAATACATACAAAGAGAATCATCAAATAATTTCATAGTTATATGAGTGAATTAAATTCAAATATTAAAGTAATTGAACTTGCAAGTTACGAAGCTCCAAAGATTACAGAAGATAAAAAAAATGATTGGGTAACTTTTGGAGAAAGTAATTCGTATTTCCAATTTCTAATTGATAGATATAAAAATAGTACAACAAATAACGCTGTAATAAACAATATTACTAGATTGATTTACGGACGTGGTTTGAGTGCCTTAGATGCGTCAAGAAAGCCAAATGAATACGCTCAAATGATGAGTATATTCAATGCAAGTGAAATAAAAAAGATTGTAACAGATTTAAAGATTTTTGGACAATGTGCTATTCAGGTTTCAAAAAGTAAAGGAAAAGTTTTAAAAGCTTTTCACATGCCAGTGCAATTATTAGCACCTCAAAAATGCGATAAAGACGGTAAAATAAATAATTACTTTTATTCAGATAATTGGGAAGACGTTAAAAATTTCCCGCCTAAATTAATTCCAGCTTTTGGAACTTCAAAAGAAGATATTGAAATACTTTATATAAAACCGTATGCGGTTGGGATGAAATATTTTTCTTATTGCGATTATCAGGGTTGTATTCCATACGCAAAACTAGAAGAAGAAATTTCAGATTATTTAATTAATGAAGTTCAAAACGGATTTTCCGGAACTAAAGTAATTAATATAAATAGTGGAGCTTATACTGAAGAGCAACAAGACGATTATTCAAGACAAATTTTGAGTAAAGTTACTGGATCAAAAGGTAAAAAAGTAATTGTTTCTTTTGTTAGGAATCAAGAACAAAAAACTACTATTGATGACGTTCCTTTAAACGATGCACCGCAACATTATCAGTATTTAAGTGATGAATGCAGAAACAAAATAATGGTAGGACATAACGTAACAAGTCCTTTAATTTTTGGTATTACTTCAGCTAACGGATTTTCAAGTAATGCGGATGAATTAAAAAACAGCGTTGTTTTGTTTGACAACATGGTTATTCGACCAATTCAGGATTTATTGATTGAAGCTTTTGATCAGATTTTAGCAGTTAATCAAATTTCTTTAAAACTTTATTTTAGAACTTTACAGCCTTTGGAGTTTACAGATTTAGAAAACGCACAAAGTGCAGAGCAGGTTGCTGAAGAAACGGGAACGGAATTAAGCAAAGTAAATACGGAACTTGAAGAAATTATAAACCAAGCAGAAGAACTACAAGATGGTTGGCAAATAGTAGATGAACGTGATGTTGATGTAGACCTTGAAGAAGAATTAAACTTACAACTTATAAACGCAGAATTAAAACTAAGCGACAAAGGAACGTTTTTAAGCAAGTTTGTCAACCTAGTTAGTACTGGAAGTCCTAAACCAAATTTAAAGAGCGTACAAGACAAAAAAGTTGGGGATTTAAAGTATTTCAAAGTTCGATATAGATACAATGGAAATAAAGCACCTGATAGGGATTTTTGTAAAGCAATGATGTCAGCTTCAACTAGACTTTTCAGAAAAGAAGATATTGATGTAATGAGTTCAAAAGCAGTTAATCCTGGTTTTGGAGAAAACGGAGCGAATACTTACGATATTTTTAGATTTAAAGGCGGTGCAAGATGCCACCACAAATGGTCCAGAGTTACAATGATGTTGGACCTTACAAAAATGGAAAAAGGTTACCAAGATATTGGAACTAGAAGTGCAGAGATTAAAGGGTACAAAATAACAAATCCTTATGAAGTTTCTATTTATCCAAACAATTTACCTTTAAAAGGTTTTAGCCCAAAGAATAAAAATTTACCTTCAGACGTTAAATAATGGCAAAGATATTACTTATAGAACACACCGACATAGTAAAGTTTACAGCGATGAACGGAAACGTTGATACTGATAAATTCATACAGTACGCTTTGTATGCTCAGGATACGCATATTGAAACGTATTTAGGCACTCAATTATTAAAAAGAATACAAGAAGATATAGAAAATGATACACTTGCAACTCCTTATTTGGAACTTCTTAACGACTATATTAAACCGATGCTTATACATTGGGCGTTTGCTGAATATTTACCTTTTTCCGCTTATACCATAGCTAACAAAGGGGTGTATAAACATACAAGTGAAAATGCTCAAAATGCTGAAAAGAATGAAATTGATTCTTTGGCAAGTAAAGCAACTTCAATGGCTCAACATTACACTGATAGGTTTATTTCACACATGAATTTTTATAGTAATTTGTTTCCTGAATACGATACAAATTCAAACGGAGATGTTTATCCAAATTCAAACTCAAACTATTTAGGATGGATATTGTAAAAAAACCAAAACAGTACAAGCCAAAGGCTGAAAATGTTAAAAAGCTGATTATTTACTTGAATAAGCAAAAGAAAAATGACTGAGTTTTACGATATAACTACAGATTTAAAAAACGCTTTAATCGCTTCTCCTTTTGTGAATACAGTTACAACGGGTGGGCTTGAAGATGTGGATTTAAATAAAAAAACTATTTTTCCACTTTCGCATATTATAGTAAATTCGGCAGTTCCTAAATCTCAAACAGTTTCTTTTAATATTTCCATTATAGCAATGGATATTGTAGATGAAAGCAAAGATTCAACAACGAATATCTTTGTAGGAAATGACAATGAGCAGGACGTTTTAAATACACAATTTCAGGTTCTGAATAGATTATACCAACAAATGTTTCACGGTCAATTATTCAGCGATTTAATTCAAATAATTGGCGATCCTACATGCGAACCTTTTACTGATAGATTTGAGAATAAGTTAGCAGGGTGGACAATGACATTTGATGTTGAAATTCCAAACGAAATGACTATTTGCGGTGGTTCTATTCCTTCAGGAACTTGCTTAGATGCAACTGTAAAAAATTCAGATAACAGTTATACGGAATTAGTTGCAAGTGGTGGCACTTTGGTTTTACCTGATACAACATATAATTTTATTATAAACGGAGTTACAACTAGCGAAACAGTTGCAAGTTTAGATTCAAACACATTTAATATAGTATGGCAATAATAGACATTAACATAGCTACTCCGACTTTGGACGAAGTTACAACAAGCGGAAACACAACAAGCAACGATATTAATTTTGATGCTACTAAAGGTATTTTATTTAATAACGATTCAAGACTTAGAGAGGGTACAATAGATGCTCAAACTGGTGGAAGTAAAGGGATAGCTCAAATTTGTGCCGTTGGTTACGAATTAAAATGGGAAGCAGGAAGCCAGTATGTAATGGACGGAAACGGTGTTTTAGTTCGTGAAGTAAACCATAAATTTAATATCGTTCCTGATGAATTTCAAGATTCTAGTTTAGGTTTTTATGTTGGTTCTAGGTGGATATTAGACAACGGAGATGTTTATGTGTGCACTGATAGCACTGTTGATAATGCTGTTTGGGAAATAGTGCCAAATGCTGATTGGAACGCAACAACTGGATCAACTGCAATAGCAAACAAACCAACGATTCCTACAATACCTACATTTACACCGATGCCTTTCAAACAGAATGTAAATGTTACGCATACGGGAACGACTGCAAATACGATTGTTGCAAGTTATTTAATTACTGCAGGAACTTTTGAGGCAAACGATTTTTTAAGATTTGTTATTCAGACTTCGCAAACAGTAAACACAAATGTTAAAACGTTACGAGTTTATACAAATACAAGCGTTTCATTAACTGGTGCGACATTGATAGCGACTAGATTATTAACTTCAGCAAGTGGAACGGCTTTGGGTAGGGATTTAGTTTTTAAGAATAGTTTAACATCTCAAGATATTTCATCTACAACAAATAATCATGGAGATAATGAAAATAATACAAACGTTTTTCAAACTTCATTAACAGTAGACTTTACAGTTAATCAATATTTTATTTTGGCAGTTGAATTAACAAACACTACAGACGAAGTTGTTTTAAGAAGTTTACGCACAAATATATTAAGATAATGATAGTAGTAAAAGCAATATTAGACAATGATTTTATAAGACCTGAAAGCAGTTTAACCGTTGAACAAATGGAAACAGTTACAAGCGTTTTAAGCAACGGAAACGAGTTTATTTATTATCAAGGCGATGAGCCACAAATTACAGAGTAATGACAGAAATAGTAAAATTATTCAAGAATTACGGCAGTTTGGGGGTTCTTACTGTTTGGCTGTTAATTACTAATAATCGAGTTGACAGATTAGAAATGAAATTAGAAGCTTGTAACGAGTCTAAAATAGATATTTTAAGAAATAAAGTTAGTCAGCACAAAGAAAATAAATTACCGTTAATAGCAATTTTAACACAATCAATAACAATTAAAAACAGTAAAGATGAAGAATGTTAAGGACATGGATTTATTGGAACGCTTAGAAGCTCCAACTCCAAAAAGAAACAAAAGAATTGGTCAAATTTTTACCGCTATTGGAGTAATTGCAGGAACGATATTAACTGCAGGAGTTGTAACAGCTCCTTTGGGTATTACAATACTTACAATCGTTACTGCTGTGAGCGGTGGGGTTGCAGTTTTTAACGGTCAAAAAGTCGAAGAGTAAATCTCTTAATGTACATTAATACAAAAATCAAAATTATGGTTGAGAAAATTGGTAAGAATGTACACAAAATTAGTTTATCTGGAGACTACAACGAGGTTGCTTTACTTTCAGATTTACACTGGGATAACCCTAAATGTGATAGAGTACTATTAAAAAAACATTTAGATCATTGTTTAAAAAATAATATTCCTGTAGTTATTACTGGCGATTTATTTTGCCTTATGCAAGGACGAGGCGACAAACGCTCAAACAAATCCGACATTTTACCGGAGCATAATAATTTCAAGTATTTAGATTCAATAATTGAAACGGCTGTTGAGTGGTTTACACCTTATGTAAGCGTCTTAACTGTTATCAGCTATGGTAACCATGAAACGAGTGTAATTAAGTGGCAAGAAACGGATATTTTGCAACGCTTTGTGGATCTATTAAACATGACTACGGGTGGTAACGTTCAAGTTGGTGGTTACGGTGGATGGATTGTTTATGAAATTACAAATAGAAGAAACTCAAAAGTAAGTTTTAAACACAAATATTTTCATGGATCAGGCGGTGGGGGTATTGTAACAAAGGGTGCAATCAATTTAACGAGAGCTTTGGAAACTTACGAGGGTTTTGATTTGTTCAGCATGGGACATATTCACGAAAATAGCTGCAGAAATGATAGCAGAGAAATCTTACACATGAATACCACTGTTACTGAAATTCGATTGAAACAAATACACCACTGCATTACTGGAACGTACAAAGAGGAATACGGAGATGGTTCTAAGGGTTGGCATGTTGAAAGGGGCGCACCGCCAAAACCTTTGGGTGGTCGTATCTTAATGTTAAGCGCTAAACGTATAGGAGATAAATTGTGCAAAAGTTTAGACTCAAAAGGTTTTCCAATTTAGACTAATATATTAGTCAAAAAGGGTTTATTTGAGTAAATTAGCTAATATATTAATCAAAAAAAATGGCAAAAATAATTTTAGAATTCGATTCGTGTGAAGAGCAAGACGACGCTAGGACGGCACTTGATGGCTACAAGTGGAAATTAGCCGTTTGGGACTTAGACCAAAAGTTGCGTGGCGTTGTAAAATACGAATCAAGTATTTTAGAGTACAGCGATAAAGCATCAAATGCAGAAATAGAAGTAGCTGATGCGGTACGTTTAGAAATTAGGGAAATTTTAAATAGTTACTGTTTAAATTTAGATTAAATGGCAAACGTTAGAAGTTACACTGATATTGATTTATTGGAAAAAGTCAAAACGCTCAAAGGGTTTAAAGGCATTCCTGAAACTTACTGGATTTTAGCGGTCCGGTCCAATGAAGATGAAACGGATAAATTCGATGACAAATTATATTTATTTCGTGGATCAAAGTTTGTCCTGGTGACTTCATGCACAACGAACAAAGGAAATAAAGGTACTGGCGTTGTTTGTTCGAATGTTTGGAACTATGGAGCGTATCAAATTGGTAAGCACAAAGGCAAAGTAAAGGCGGGACTTCAAAGAGTAGGTTTTGAATATCGCAGGGACTTTACTGCAGACGGCAAAACGAATCCAACAAGCGAGGTTAAAACAGATATTCGGGGTTTTAATTTTCATCCAGCAGATCATGACATAAACCGTAAAATAGTAAAGAAAAACATAGGCGGTTGGAGTGAGGGTTGCATTGTTTTGAATGACATACCAACTTATTTGAAAGTAATTAATTTATTAGAGCCACAAAAGATTTGGTCAATGGTAATTGTTGACGAATTTTAATTATCTTTGCTTAAGTTTTTTCATAAATACTAAGTTTTTAGTTTTCGTTTAGGTACATTAAAGCACTTCGAGAGGGGTGCTTTTTTAGTTTTTACCGTTCATCATTGATAT